TCAGCCACACTTTTTTTCGGCACGGACTGCAAGGTCGGTAACGACGTCGATTACGTCCAAAAGACGTACATACACGTACTCCAAGAACAGCCGCATTTCGGTCAGTTCAAGGTTCTTGGAAGTCGTATAGAAGCTCGTCGGAGTCGCGTGGAGCAGGCGCGAGGTATAACGGTAAATGTACTGATACTCCGACTCCATACCGACGGCTTTCGCGGAGTCGAACCAGTTCCACTTCGATAAGCCGCCAGCCTCGTCGATAAGCGACTGACTAAAACGATTAACGAAGTCCATGCGTGCCTGTTGCTTGGCTTGGAGATCCGCCCGAGCTGCTGCTACCGCCTTTTCCCTGATCAGATGAGCTTGGAAGCCGTAGCCGTTGACCTTGGCGTCGGCCGCGTATGCAATAAAATGTCGACGAGCCTCGAAATCGATTGCTTCCATTCGAGCCTTTTCAGCGTGACGGACGATCTCGGCCGTTAGCCGTTCGCCGTGCTCTTCCTGGAGAGCCATCATCCCCGGTATCGGATCGTCGCGCTCCGCCATCACTTCGAGGAACTGAGCTTCGGCCTCCAGGTGGGTTATATGCTGCGAGGTGTGATCCTCTCCATCCTTCAGCGAAAGCATGAGAAAACGAAGAGATTTTAGGGGCGTCCTCTGGATCGTTCTCAGCCACACAAGCAGTTCGAAGATGTATCGCGTCAGAGAGATGACACCGAGCGTTTCCAAGACGACGACGTTGTTCGCCACCAGGATCTGACAACGATCAAGGGCCTCTGCTCCGATTTCGCAGGGCAACAGCGTCTCTGCTCGCTCCCGTCCTTCTAGGTTGGTGATCTGCGGTTCGATCATGACCGCTCGGACCCGTCGCGTCAGTTCCGCGATAACCGGTGCGAGATCCCGGATCTCAGCGGCGACCGCTGCTACCCTGCTTTCGGCGGTGTCCATCGTTTCTCCAGAGGCTGCCGCGGCCGCTTCCGTCATGCGGCCGAAATCGTTGGGATCAAGGCAATGTCCTCGTGCTGCTAAAATCCGTCGTTCGTCTTCCAATCGTCGGAGACTACCTTCTTTGCGCAACCCGAAGCCTGTCAACTCCCTCACAGTTGGGCTTGGCCCTTCTTCGGCGGATGGGCGACACCCCTAAACGTCGGCTTCTCCCAAAACACACCTTTTACACTCTTGCTGTCGAACGACGGCTTGGTCCCACTTCGCGTCATTAGGTAGCCCCCCCGTTCTCACTCAAAGATCCTCCTTTGGGAGAAGTCGGGACGCCGCTGGACGGAAGACAAGAGTCTGATTTGGGTCGGAAGCGGCCCCACTCGCCTCTCCTGGCGACGCCCCCGATCTGGGTACGTTGTGGCTTCCAAGTACGCCCGAAGCTCCCGTGCTGGCCGTATCGCATCGTGCAGCGATTGGCCCGACCACGATCACCCAAATGGAGAACTGGATGCTTACCCTCGACCTCCCGGTCGAGCCGTACTGGCTCGACCTGCCGCGCGGCGTCCGCGTGGAAATCCGCCCCGTCACCACCGCCGTGATGGCCGCCGCCCAAGCCGGCTCCGCCCGCCGCCTCGGGGCACTGCGCGCCGCGACCGAGGACCTCGACCCCGACATGGCCCGCGGCCTGGCCTTCGCGTTCTTGGTCAAGGCGCTCGCCCGACACGCCGTCACCGCCTGGGAGGGTGTCGGCGACGCCGCCGGCAAGCCGCTGCCGCTCTCGCCCGAGGCCGTCGAGCGGCTCATGGACATGGATGAGATGGCCGCCGCCTTCTGGGACCGCGCCACCGGCCCGGTCGCTGCCGTGGCCATGGAGGGAAACGGCTAAGGGCCCGGGCCGAGTGGCACTTCGGCCAGGGCCCTGACTACTGCCGCGGCTGCGCGGCACTGAACCGCGACTGCGGCCTCGCCTGCCCCTACGCTGCCCACGCCCCCGCCAGCGTCGAGGGCGCCGCCATCTGGGCCGCCGGCACCACCTGCGCCACGGCGACCATGGCGGGCCTCGACCTCGACATGCCGGCGGCACTCGCCACCGCCCGCGAGATGGGCGCCAACGGCTGGGGCGCGGCGGAGCTGCTTCTGGCCCTGCGCATGGGCCTCGCCGCCGGCAGCGCCGCGCGGCGCACTGACCCCCACGGGTCCTGACCACCTCACCGACGCAGGAGGCGTGACGCATGGCGGATAGCACGCGCCGCGTCTCCGTCCGGCTGTCGCTGGACGATGCCGCCCGGGTCAAGCAGGAGCTGCGGGAGGTCGGCGAGACCGGCCAGCGCAGCCTGGAGCGCATTCAGGGCGGCGCCGATCGTGCCTCCCGCGCGCTCGACCTGCTGGACGTCGCCGTGCGCGGCGTGCAGATCGCCGGTCTCGCTGCCGGGCTGCGCGCCGTCGTGGTGGCGGGTGATGCGCTCACCCAGTCCATGGGCCGGCTCAACACCGCGCTTGGTTCGGTCGAGCGCGCCGGTGAGATCTACGACCGGCTATATCGCGACAGCCTGCAGACCGGCGTTGCAGTCCGCGAGAGCGTGGACGCCTTCGCCCGCTTCTCGATCGCGGCGCGCGAGATAGGCGCCACCTCGGACCAGGTCGCTACCCTCGTCGGTGGGTTGCAGCGTATCGCCATCGCCTCCGGCGCCAGCCAGCAGGAGATCGCCTCCAGCACCCAGCAGCTGGCGCAGGCACTGGCCTCGGGCACCCTGCAGGGCGACGAGCTGCGCTCCATCCTGGAAGGCCTGCCAACGCTGGCGCAGGCGCTGGCGCGCGAGCTCGGCGTCTCCATCGGCGAGCTCCGCAAGCTCGGCTCCGAGGGCAAGCTCACCGCCGACACGGTCTTCCCGGCGCTGCTGCGCGCCGTCGAGCGGCTGAATGGCGAGTTCGAGCGCGCCCGCTCTCGGTCGGCCGCGCCTTCGGGCAGCTGACCGCCGCCGCCGACCAGTTCCTCGCCCGGCTCGACCAGGCCATCGGCCTGTCCAACGCCCTCGCCCGCGCCCTGTCCGGTGCCGCGCGCGTGCTGGACGGGGTGCGCCGCGGCTCCGGCCTGCTGCTGCCCTCCGAACAGGAGGCGGACCGCCGCGCCCAGGCCGAGGCCCTGCGTGCCCAGATCGCTCGCCTCGAGGCGGAGAGCGACGGCCGCGACAGCCTCCGCTCGCAGCCACGTCGCGGTTCGATCCAGGGCGGGCTGGTCGGCACCGCGCAGCAGCAGGCCGGCGTCGACCGTGCTGCCCGGCTGGAGGAACTGCGCCGGCAGTACAGCGAACTCCAGGAGGAGATCACCCGCGGCGAGGCCGCCGCCGGCGAGCGCCAGCGCACCGAGCAGGAGAGTGCCGCCGCCCAGGCCGCCGAGGCGCGTCGTCGCCGCACCGCAGCCGATGCGGAGGAACTGCGCAAGGCGCTCGACGACCGCTTCCGGATCAACAGCGAATACGACGACCGCGTCCGCCGCCTGCGCGAGGCCGAGGCCGCTGGCGGCATCACCGCCGCGGACCGCACCCGCCTCGAAACCCTGGCGCTGCGCGAACGCGACGAGGCCCTGCGCCGCATCGAGGGCACCACCCGGCGCGTGGCCAGCATCCCGCGCCCCGACCGCGAGGCCGAGCGCGAGATCAACGATATCATCCGCGAGCGCGCGCGGCTGATCCAGAACAACGAGAATGCCCAGGAGCGCTACACCCGCCGCCTGGAAACCCTCGGCCGGCTGGTGGAACGCTCCGAGCGCATTGGCCAGCCCATCCCCGACGAGACCATCTCGCGCGAGGCCAATGCCGCGCTGGAGGAGTTGGAGCGCAGCCAGCAGCGCGTGCAGCAGGCGACGGAGCGCACGAGCAACACGGCGCGCGAACTCGGCCTGACCTTCTCGTCGGCCTTTGAGGACGCGATCATCAAGGGCGAGAGTTTTTCCAAGGTGCTGCAGGGCATCCTGCAGGACATCGCCCGCATCGTGGTCCGCCGCACCATCACCGAGCCGCTCGGCACGGCGGTGACCTCCAGCCTCAGCGGCTTTGACTTCGGCTCGATCTTTTCGGGGCTGGGCACGGCGTTGGGCGGGCTGTTCCGCGCCGAGGGCGGGCCGGTGGCGGGTGGGCAGCCCTACATCGTGGGCGAGCGCGGGCCCGAATGGTTCGTGCCGAACCGCAGCGGCACGGTGCTGCCCAACGGCATGGCGCCCGGTGGCCCCGTGATCAACCAGAGCATCACCATCGATGCGCGCGGGGCGGACGCCGGCGTCGAGGCGCGGCTGCGGGTGCTCTCGGCGCAGATCGTCCGGCAGGCCAGCGCGGCCACGCTCGACGCCATCCGCCGCGGCGGCAGCGCCACCTCCATCGTGCGGGGATAGGGCCATGACGGAATACGCCTGGCCCGCCACGCTGCGGCCGTCGCGGCTGAGCTTCTACCTCCAGCACAACACGCTGCGCTTTGTCTCGCCGGTCACCCGCGCCACGCAGGTGCTGCGGCGGGAGGGCGCGCGCTGGGTGGCCGAGGCGAGCTTCGAGCCGCTGGGGCGCGTCCAGGCCGGCGCGATGGATGGGCTGCTGGCGGCCCTGGCGGGTTCCGCCAACACGGTCCGCATCTGGGACTGGCGGCGCGAATACCGCACCGGTGACCCGCGCAGCCAGGGCGATGTGCCGACCGGGCCGTACTCGTTCTCGGACGCGACGATCTTCACGGACGGCACCGGGCTGGTGGTGGGATCCGGCAACCCGTCGCTGGCGGCGGGTGCGCCACGCGGCGCGCTATCCATCGTCACCCAGGGCTGGTGGCCCAGCTCGGTGGCGGTCGGTGCCGGCGACTACATCGGCCTCGGCGGGCGGCTCTACATCGCCACCGCCGCGGTCATGGCCTCCGGCGCCGGCACCGCGACCATTGCCATCGCGCCACCGCTGCGCGCCGCGGTGGTGGTGGGCGAGCCGCTGATCCTCTCCCTGCCGAGCGTGCTGATGCGGCTGGTCTCTGACGACGAGGCGGCGAACCCGACGCGGCCCGGCCCCTTCGCCGCGGTCACCATCCGCATGGAGGAGGCGCTGTAATGTCCGGCACCCCACGCCTCAGCAACCAGGCCGCGGCCGCTGCCACCGCGCCGATCGCCACGCCGGTGGTTCTGGTCGAGCTCGACTTCGCCACCGGCCCCTTTCGGGTCTGGACCGGGCTCGGGGCACTCGACTGGGCGGGGAAGGTCTTCGAGGGCGCCGGCAGCATCGGCGCCATCTCGGATGTGGAGGAGACGGTGGAGCTGCGCGCCGTGCGGCTCACCCTGGCGCTCTCGCCGGTGCCCCAGGAGGTGGTGGACATCGCACTCGCCGAGCGGAGCTACCGCCTGCGGCCGGTCACGTTGTGGGGCGCGCTACTCGATGCGCAGGGGGCCTTCGTGGCGGACCCCTTCCCGCTCTGGGCGGGGCTGATGGACACGATGGAGGTGACGGACGGCGCGGAGCCCTCCGTCGCGCTGGCCTGCGAGAGCCGGCTGGTCGACCTCGAGCGGGCGGAGGTGCGGCGCTACACGGATGCCGACCAGCAGGCCGAGTATCCCGGCGATCGGTTCTTCGAGTTCGTCCCCGCCCTGCAGGAGGCGGAGATCCGGTTGCCGAACCAGTGACCCGGCTGCCCGACTGGCCGGAGCGGCTGGCAGCGCTGATCACCGCTGCGGAGCATCGGCCCTTCGACGCGGCGCGCTGGAACTGCGGGCGCTTCGCCATGGCCGCGGTGGTGGCGGTGACCGGGCAGCGTCCGCCCTGGCAGCATCGTCCCACGCTGGCGACGATGGCCGACACCACGGGCCACCCACGCGTGCCGGTGCCCTTCGCCCGCGCGGGCGACGTGGTCCTCGCTGCCGATCCCGATCGCCTCGGCGTCGTGCTCGACGCCGGCCGCGCTGCGTTCGTCGGTCCTGCGGGCCTGGTCCGCCTCCCCATCACCGCCTGCACCATCGCCTGGAGGGTTGGCTGATGCCCGTCGCCATCCCCTTCATCGCCGCCGCCGCGGGCGCCGCCGCCTCCGCGGTCATTGGCGGCGGCGTCCTGGGCGCCGTGGCGGCCGCGGGCGCCGCCCTTGTGGTCTCCGCCGTGGGTGCCGCGGTCTTCCGCCCCAAGTCGCCCTCCGCCGCCCGCAGCGCCAACGTGACGCCAGGCACCGACACCGGACCAGGCTCCGGCTTCGATCCGCGCACGCCCGGCGCCGGCCGCACCCAGTCCTTTCGCCAGCCCATCACCGAGCACCAGATCGTCTTCGGTCGCTGCCGCACCTCCGGCCCGGTGGTGTTCCTGCATTCCGCCACGGACGATGAGGGCCGCGCCGACGGCTTCCTCCATGTCGTCGTGGTGCTGGCCGCGCATCGCGTGCGCGCCATCGGCGAGGTGTTCCTCAACGGCACCGCCTCGACCGACGCGAAGTTCACCGGCCTGCTGCGGATCGACCGGGCGCTGGGCGATCCCGGCCAGGTCGCCAACGCCAATCTCGTGGCCGACACGGGCGGCCAGTGGACCACGGCCCATCGTGGCCAGGGGCGGGCCTATCTCGCCGTGCGGCTCAAGCTGCGGCCCGAGGCCTTCCCCTCCGGCGCGCCCAGCCTGTCGGCCATCGTCGAGGGAGCCGACACCATCCTCGACCCGCGCAGCGGCGCCACCGGCTAGTCCGACAATCCCGCACTCTGCCTGGCCTGGTACCTGACCTCACCCTTCGGGTGGCGTGCGGCCTGGGCCGACATCGACCTGCCGGCGCTGATGGCCGCGGCCAACATCTGCGACGAGATCATGGGCCGCCGTGATGGCACCGCCGAGCGGCGCTATACCGTGAACGGCGCCGTCACCCTCGGCGAGGGCAAGATCGCCATCACCCGCAAGCTGGTCGCCGCCATGGCGGGCGCGCTCGTGGTGAGCGGAGGGCGCTTCTACATTCATGCGGGTGCGCCTGCGCTGCCGGCTGCGACACTCACCTCCGACGACCTGCGCGGCGACGTCACCATCGTCGGCTCGCGTCCGCGGCGCGATCTCTTCAACGGGGTGCGCGCCGTCTACGTCGAGCCAGCCGCCGCCTGGCAGCCCACCGACGCGCCGCCCCTGCTGGCCAGCAACTACGTCACCGAGGATGGTGGCGAGGCGATCTACCGAGACATGGAGTTCCCGCTCACCACCTCGGCGGCCACCGTCCAGCGCTTGATGAAAATCGAGCTGGAACGCAACCGCCGCCAGCGCGAGGTGGCGATGCAGGCCAACCTCTCTGCACTGCGCCTGCGGCCCTGGGATGGAGTGACGGTGGCCCTCGAACGGCTGACGCCCTTTCCGGCCCGCGTGACGGGCTGGGCGCTGGCGCCGGATGGCGGGGTGAACCTGCAATTGGCCGAGGAGGATCCTGCCGTCTGGGCCTGGAACCCGGCGACGGATGAGCGCGCGACGGGCCAGAACCCCTCGGTGGTGCTCCCGAACCCGGGCGTGATCGCGGCACCCGCCGCCATCCTGGTGGAGACGCCGGTGGTGATTGCCTTCACCGTGATCGCCGTCTCGTGGTCGGCGGTGGGCTCCGCCTATCTCGCCGGCTACGAGATCGAGTTCCGCCCCACCTCCGTTGCCGTCTGGCAGGGCTATGCCGGCGGCTTTGGCGCCACCGCCGTCGCCATCCCCACCGCCGAGCCGACCGCATTCCGCGTGCGGGCGCAGGCGCGGAGTGGCGCGGTGTCGGGCTGGCGCGAGGCGCTGGTGCCGGCCGCCGCGTCAGGCCTGGCCGCGACCGGTATCGCCGGCGGGGTCCGGCTGTCGGGTGGCTTTCCCGCCGATGCGGTGCGGCTGCAGGTCTTCGAGGCGAGCAGCGCCAGCCTTGCCGCCGCCACCAAGCTGGCCGCTGAGCCGACCGCGCTGCCCTGGGATCGCACCGGCCTCACCGCCGGCCAGACGCGCTGGTACTGGCTGCGCAGCGTCTCGGCCGAAGGCAACGCCTCCGCCTTCGCCGGCCCGGTCACCGCCACCGCCCTCTGATCGGAGAACACCATGCCGGCGCGCATCGATGACCTGCTGGTCCTCAACGCCAACCTCAACAAGAGCGACTTCGCGAAGTACCTGCGCGATCGCGAGGCGGTGCTGCCGAATGATTTCGGCGGACTCGGCGATGGCGTGGCGGATGATCGCACCGCCATCCAGGCGGCCTTCGATCGCGCCGGGGCGGACCAGAAGTTCGCGATGATCCCGCCCGGCACCTGGAACGTCTCCGGCACCGTGACTCTGCCGGGTGGGGCGCGCGGGCTGATCATGCAGGGGACCATACGCTACACCGGCACTGCGCCCACCTCGGTGCTCGTGCTGGGCGATGGCGGCACAATCCGCAACGCCGAGAAGCTCTACAGCGGGCTGAACGTCATCCGGCAGACGCTGTCGGATTGGTCCTCCGAGGCCGACATCGGCATCACCGTGCGCAACGTCGATGCCAGCCAGATCGAGCTGCGGCGGGTGGAAGGCTTCACCATCGGCATGCGCACGCTAGGCGATGGCCGCGGCGTGGAGGACAGCACCTTCACGCTGGGGCGGATCGTCAACAACCGCATCGGCCTCGACATCTGGTGCGCCACCGCCACGGCCTGGAACACCTCGATCCGCTACTATGGCGGCCACTTCGCCCAGGCGACGGGGGTGAATGCCGCGCAGGACCGCTTTGGGGTGCGGTTCGGGAATGAGGCCGGCGCCTATTCCAACCACAACCGCCACGTCTTTGACGCGCCGAACTTCGAGCTCCGCCAGGCCGGCAGCAACATCGCCATCCCGTTCCTGAACCAGACCTCGGGCTCTGCCATCATCGCGCGGAACATGCGCATGGAGGCCTGCTCGCCGCTGGCGGCCCGCCATACGGCCGGGGCGCAGGATTGCGAGTACGACATCGCCTGGACCAACACCTACCTCGTCGGCATCGACTACACGGCGACGGCGAACCGCTGCGGCAATGCGGTGATCAATAGGCATCGTGCGCCGGCGTCGCGGTTCCAGCGCTTCCTGGCCGGCGTGCCGAACACGCGCGCCGCGGCCTTCCGGCAGTCGGCGACGGAGCTCGGTGTCGAGGGGCTGATCACCATCGCGACCTCCACCACCACCGCGACCTTCATGGCGGATTTCTGCTTCAACGGGCTGACCGACCTGACGCCAACCGATCGCGCCGTGACGCTGGCAGCGAACCGCGGTCTGGGCTGGATGCTCGACACCTCCCAGGCGAAGGAGTTCGCGCTGGCGCACTGGCTGACGAGCGGCGCCTCGGGCGGGCGGTTGTTCGTGCGCGTCTTCGACGGGGCAGGGAATGTCCGCGAGGACATTGCTGGGGACGTGCTGGCCTCCATCACCACCATGCAGTGGAACGGACCGGCGAAGGGGTGGAATGCCGGCGCACCGATGGATGATGCCAATTTCAATCGGCGGCAGACCATTCGCGTCGGCGCGGCGGTGGCCTATGCGCAGGTGGGCGTGATCGGGTTTGACGGGCCGATCGACCTGCAATCCCTGCGGCTCTACGGGCTGCCGGAGGCCGCGCCCGCGGTGCTGAACGGCACGCCGCTGCTGACCGGCGCGCTGTTCGGCTCAGGGCGGCGGGAGTTCGCGGCTGAGGTGTCCTGGGATCTGCCGAGCCTGGCGCCGGGGGCTACCTCGTTGCTCGACGTCACGGTGACCGGGGCCCGCGCCGGCGACCTCGCGTCGGCGTCGTTGGTGTCGTCGACGCGCTTCATCGAGCTGGATGCGGCGGTGTGGTCGAACAACACGGTGCGGGTGATGGCGCGGAACATCTCCGCGGCGACGTTCGATCTGGCGGCGGCGACGCTGTCTGTGGGGGTGGCGAAGCGGCGGGTGCCGTGA